AAGTTAAAGAGATAACACAAGACATTGGATATGCTGTTAGAACAAACCATGGAATTTATCTACCACAGTTGGGATATCAAAAACAAGTAACAGACGCAGAAAAAATTCGTAATAGAAAATCATCTGAGAAGAGATTAGAAATCACAACAAAGAATGTTTTAGATTGTAAAGACCCTGAAGATATGATGAATGCATTAGCAGTATCACCAGAAGAAGATAAATTTATGAACCCTATTAGATTAGGTAATACAAACAAAGGCGATATGGTAACAACAGGTCAATTGCAGTTGGTTCCAGCAGAAAGAACCATGCACTATAGACCACTATACTCACAGATTGAAATAAACTATTCTAAACTAAACGGTGAAGAGTCTAAGACGTTCTTCGAAATTATTTCTTCTAAGAACCTACTAGGATTCAAAGAGTTTAGTAATAAATAAAAGAAGGGTGATGCCTTAATACATCCGTGTAGACCAACGGTTAGTCTGCAACTGACACATACACACACAAAGGAGAAAAGTTATGTCAAATAAAAATCCATTCGAAATCCGTTCTGAGATGCTTGCTATGGCGAAGGACTACCTAGACCAACAGTATCATATGAACCTAGAGTTTACACAGAAGATGTTTGAGCAAGGTAAGAAGACTGCTGAAGAAATGCAATCAGCACTTACCATGTACTCAACACAAGAGTTGATGGACAAAGCAAAAGAATTATATTCTTTCGTTGCCACCAAGTCTGAGTAACGAGTAATAAAAAACCCCACCTTTTGGTGGGGTTTTTGTTTTAGTTGGCAAGTGGATTATCCAATGCCCTCTGTAGTTTCTTATTCAACCTATCCTCAACATCTTTCAAATCCCTTTCAACCTTTTCAGTAAGGTCATCCATTCGGGTCTGATTTGATTCAGATAGACGGTTTGCTTTTTGGTCGTAATCGTTTTGGAGTGCGTCACGTTTGTTCTCAAAACGTTCTTCTGCGTTTTGAATAATATCTCTGACTTCTCCCTCTTGCTTACGCATTGAATCCTCGACTCTATCAACTTGCTTTTCGATTGAAAGAATATCATCCCTCAATCCAGATTTGATATCACGAGTGTAGTCAATTGCATCATCAAGTTTGGTTTCGATTACTTCCATTCTTTGTTCAAATGCACCAACGTCAAGGTTTGCAACCTCTTCAATCTTTTGGTACATTGTGAAACCAAAGTACAATGCACCTATGACAGAACCAAGAACCGCCGCTAATGCACTGACTGACATGAAAGTTACTTTGACACCAAGAATACGGAATTCCTTATTCTTTAGTTTCTCAATATTCTCTTCCATGTTTTCTAGACTTTCGCCTAAGTCTTTATCTGCCATTGGTCTATTCTCCTGTTATAATGCTTGCAAGTTGTTCTTGCGGTGTGAACGCCATGTTAACCATCCACCCAAACGCAATCCCCAATATGCAAGATAGTTTAGAACAACAAAACCATTTACCTCAATGTTGATATCTCTAAAGATAATATCAGTTTCTTTTTGAGTATAGATTTTGCTGGTTTCTTTCTTCCCCTTTTTGAGAAGACATGCGTATCTGTATGCGTAGTCGTGGACTAGTCCACCCATTAGTAGAACACCAACTGGTGATAACCAAGCACCTAAAAACTTAGGTACGGAAGCACCGTCAAATTGGAATCCTTTAGGAATCACATAGTCTTCACCTTGAAGGGTGAAGTGAAAGTCTTTTGTAATTTCCCATTGGCGAACTCCCATCAACCAAGTCCATACTGCCCAAAAGAATCCTTTACCTTTTGTTGGAATTGGAATTGGTTGCATGTGGGGCATTTCTTTTGCTTTAAAACCAACACGAACTTTTGCTTCATCGTCACCATCAAACAAGTCAACGACTAAACCAATCAATATAATAATGCCTACCAAGGTAAACTGCCACCATTGTAGTAATTGCTCAATAAAAAAATCAACTAATGTTTCCATACCTCTCTCCCTCTATTATTATTTTTTCTTTAGGGCATCAGCACCAAAGAACGCACTTACCAAAACTGCAATAGATGCAAAGTAGGTTGGTGCAATGTCAGCGATTAGAGTTGCTGCTTTGTCCATACCTAGCAATGATGTAAGTGCAATACCAAGTGGATATACAAGTAAACCAATTAGCGAGAACCATGCCATCTTACGAATAGCATCACGTTGTGCGTCTTGGTCTTCTAGTGCTTTGCGTTTAAATTCTAGATGCATTTCTAGTTCTTCTTTTGAGATGTGTCCATCTCCATTTACATCTGCATCTCTTAGCGCATCATATGTCTCATCATCAATTGTTTTCTTAACGTCTTCGGTCATGTTATGCCTCTCTTTCTAGTTTATGTAATATGGTTTGTGACAGATTTCCCCAAGTTTAGAATCCTTAATGCATGTGTATTCTGCATGAAGTTCCCACCTAAAGTTTCTGCCCTTATACCACGGGTTCTTTTTCAAGAACTCTCTTTGCTCTTCAAGTTCTGCCTGTTTTCTTTCTTGTTTGTACTTGAAGAAACAATTTGATGCACTCGCCCAATCAAAGTTATCCATTCTTTTCTTTGTATCGGGTTCGTCATAGTCGTATCCAAACTTCAACATACACTTCTTTATCTGGTCGTTATTACCGTTCTCTATTTGACCTGCAAAAGATAGTGTTGCTATCACTAGTGTTGTTGCGAATACTCCATATATAATCTTTTTCATTTTTTTACCTCTCACTTTGTATACTGTTGCTCTACCATTTTATCCCATAGTAGTTGTTGTGCTAAACCGTTGCGTAATCCTCTTTTACTATTTGGGATTGTTGCATCGGGTATTTCTCTGTCAGCGTAGAAGGATACCTCTTGAATTGTTTGTTGCGTATATGCTTCGAATTCCTCATTCGTATTCATACTAGCAACAACCTCTGACTGACTCACATCACTTTCAGAAAGCGCATCTGTTTCCGCATAACTTTCTTCCGTAATCTCTTGTACTATCTTTTCATCACCAACGCCTTGGTCGCCCGAATCTGCTAGACGTTCAACGTTGATGTTTCTTATTCTGTCCCTCAACATTCTCTTTGCGAAGGACTCATGCACTTGGTTTTGTTCATCTGCATACTCACCAACTTTTGTGTTGTCTGCGATAATGTCTATTCCACCAAATACAGATTGCAAATCTTTTGTTGGGTCACCACCAGTTGCGGATGGGTTCTGAGATTGTTCAGGTGCTTCAACCACAATTTGGTAAACCATTCCGTCAATCTCTGCCAACATACTATAACTTCCATCTGCTTGCGGTCCGAAATCTGATTGACTCATTGAATCGGGAACACCACCATTCGGCAGTTGAGCGGCAGATGTAATCTCTACTGAGGATTCTGTACTACTGTAAGAACCATCATCGTTTGCAGTGGTACCATCGTCACTACCTGTCATTGCAGAACTTGATTGGGAAATCGAATTTGCAACAACGCTTGGAAGTGGGGAACCACTTGGATTGGTTGGGTCACCACTTGGATTGGTTGGGTCGTTAGGGTCACTCAATCCAGTAGGGTCACCTACACCATTTGTCATTTCATTTCCAACAATACCCAATGATTGCAATACCCCCAACACTTGAGAAGGAGACATTTTTGTTAAGTCCATTGAGTTTGCTTGTTCAAGTTGTGCTTGTTGTGGGTCTTCCTTTTCCACAACTTCTGCAACTTCTTTCACTGCTTCTGATGCAGTTGCAGTCTCAACTGGCGCACTTTGAGTTTGCTCTGTTAGTGTAATATCTGTTACACTAGCACCAGAATCACTACCAGTTGCCTCTGGTTCTGTCTGAACAATTATAGGGTCGGGTTCAGTCACACTAGTATCAGAGGTTGCACTATCGTCAATCCCAGCAGAAGCAATTGATGTTTCATCAACAGAACCATCATTCGCAATTGCACCACTACCAGTATCAACATTAGAACCATCATCTGTACCATCATTGCTATCTGATGAAGATGGTGATACAATGTTTGCAAGAGCATATGCTTCTGCATAACCTGTACATGTTGGGTCGTACAATGCATCCGCAGTACACATCATATTCAGATATGCTTCTGCATACCCAGGACAATCTGTGCTTGATAGTGGGTCAGACTTACAAGCATCTACGGAATAGATGAGATTGATTGAATATTGTCCAAATTCAGGACCATACCAACCTGCCCAATATCCAACATCATCACCATACGCAAAAAGCGAAACCGAATTTAATTCGTCTGCAAGGTACGGCGACTTAAACCATTCAGTTCCACTAAACCAAGTCCAGTTGTCAATGTGGTAACTATAATCATATTGTCTACTCTCTACCACTTGGTTATTGTTGTCGTAAAACTCTACAGTAATAATAAGAGGGTCGGATACGTTTCTTCCGTTTGAACTTTCATAGTTAGCATCTGCGTTTTTGACAGTCCAAGCATACCGATATCCCTCAACAGATATACCAGTGTTGGAAGCAAGTATTGACGCAATGGCAATGTTCTGTTCTAATGTTCCACCACCATACCCCCAACGAATAGTACCATCGGGGTTGCTAAATGATGGGGACTGCCCACCAGAGAGTCCTCCCCAACAAGAACTACTTGAACACTGTGTTACACTTCCACTCCAATCTTGGACGGAATTACCGAGGATGTTGCCAGTTTCGTCTGCTAATGCATTAAAGCAAGAGCAAAAGTAAACCAACAGAACCAACGCCCCATAGGAAACCTTTTTGGGTATCATTGCGTCTTCCTTCCTCTTGTATATTCACAGGGTTATCTTGAGGGTTTTCCTCCCATGCTTGCGCTGCTTCTGCACCAATCATCCCATTATAAGGACAAGGCGTACCTGCCATTTGCATTGCTTGGAACACACGTTCATCTTGGCATAGTGTAGAAACTGCCGCAACTTTCATTCCCATGTCATAGAGGGTCTTAGATAACTTCAAACGTTCACAGTTCATATCCCTATAAGTCGAACCAGCGGCAAGACCTAGAATCTGAGTTTGAACCGCACCACTTACACCAACCGCACACAAGTCACTATTGGAAGCATTTACTGATGGAGCAATCGCAGTAGGCGGGGGAGACTTAATCTCTTGCTCAATCTTTTGTTCACTATAGTTGTAGTTCTTGTTTGTGTTGTTATTGTTATTTGTGTTGTTGCTAGTAGTATTGTTTGTATTGTTATTAGTATTCGTGTTGTTACTTGTTATGTCGGAAGTATTATTATTTGTGTTGTTATTAGTATTGTTACTAGTAACGTTCTGGTTCACATTAGAGTTTTCATTGATTGTTGTGTTATTAGTATTATTGTTAGTGTTAACATTATTACTAGTTGAATCAATTGTTGATGTGTTGATGTTATTGTTGGTGTTGTTAGTCCCCCCACTCAATATGTTATTATTGGTGTTAATGTTGGTTGACGTAGAATCTATCGTGCTGGTGTTAATGTTGGTGTTAGTATTATCAGTACCACCACTCAAAATGTTGTTGTTAGTATTCGTAGACGTTGTAACATTAGTGTTAGTATTGTCAGTTGTACTAGTCAAATTTGTAGTATTCAAGTTCGTGTTTGTGTTAGTATTAACGTTGGTGTTATTGCTAGTCACATCCGAAGTTGAAGTAGTTGTTGAAGTATTTGTATTGTTGGTTGTACTATTCACCGTAGTGTTGTTGGTGTTAGTATTATCAGTAACAATTGCCTCTTGAGCAATTGAGGGTGACCCAACAAACAATACTAAACAAGCAAGTACCGTTAGTTTTCTCATTGGAGTTACCGCCTTTGTTTGTTATTATAATTTTTGTGAGGTTTTTGGCAGTCGTTCCATAAATATTTTATGATTTCACCCTTGACACGCCTCTCTTTTTGTGCTATACTGCTACAGTTAACAATAAAGGAACAGACTTTTGACTCATACCTCAGAAAGAAAAAAATCTTATTCGATAGTATTTATAGGTTTGGGCGTTTTTATTGCCCTTGGATTTGTATTTAATGCCCATGAAATGCAGGCGTCTGAGGCATCCCCCCCAGTTGTCGAAGTTACCATTCCAGAGATTACAGAACAAAATGTAGAAATGCTTGATGCAGAAGGTTTGCGTTGTCTTGCAGAGAACATCTATTTCGAAGCAGGCAACCAACATACCGCAGGGATGGTTGCGGTAGCAAATGTCACTCTTAACAGAGTACAAAGTAAATCCTTTCCTAACGATATCTGCGGAGTCGTGAAGCAAGGTCCCACTCGCCCGAGTTGGAAAGAAGGTGCGCCCCCAGTACCTATCCGTGACAAGTGTCAGTTCTCTTGGTACTGTGACGGTAAGTCTGATGAAGTGTTTGACGGAACAACATGGGATAAGACCCAGTTTGTCGCACTGTCTGTTTATCTTGCATACTTAGATAAAAAAATGCTTGACATTACGGACGGGGCATTGTATTATCATGCAGACTATGTGAATCCTCGTTGGGCGAAACACATGGAACGCACATCAAAAATTGGTGACCATATTTTTTATAGGTAGGAGTAAAAATGAACGTAAGAATGATTTCGTATTCGCAGGTACCCAAAGACGCATTCATTGGATTGGATGACGCTCAAGAGTTAATTGCGTATTGTGCTAGGGTGAGCAATCCTACTAATCAGATGAACAAGGAGACAAGTGAGAAACTAATCAAGTATCTCATTAAACATAAGCATTGGTCGCCACTTGAGATGGTGAGCGCATGTCTAGAGATTGATACCACTCGTGACATTGCACACCAGATTGTGCGACACCGAAGTTTTGCATTCCAAGAATTCTCTCAACGATATGCTGACCCAAAGGATATGGGAGATGCATTCTTGATTCGTGAAGCACGATTGCAAGATACGAAGAACCGTCAAAACTCTATTGACATGGATACGACAGACGCAACTCAACGTATCATTGCAGAGACTTGGGCAGAAGCACAACAAGAAGTTATTGACCTTGCCAAGCGCACATACGAATGGGCAATTGACAATGGCATTGCAAAGGAACAAGCACGGGCAGTTCTACCAGAAGGTTGTACTAAGACCCGACTTTACATGAACGGAACACTACGTTCATGGGTACACTACATCGAACTACGTTCTGCGAATGGTACGCAGAAAGAACATATGGATATTGCGATTGAGTGTGCGAAGGTGATTAAGGAAGTGTTTCCAGTTATCGAAACTATGAAGGAGTGAATATATGGATGAAGAAGTAAAAATCATTGAGGTTAAACGCAAACCCTCAATGGCATATCCAAAGATGTATCATGCGACAAAAGAAGAGTGTGAGAATCCAAAGTATCGGAGTGCATCCCCTCACATTAAATATCCAACCATCTCTGCATGGAGAAAACCATAATGGAAGCAGTAGAGATTCCTATGACAAAAGAAGAATTCAATACAAAACTTACACTATATGTGGGTGAGTTTAATATGGATTACATTGATGCAGTCTGTAAACTGTGTGAAGAAGGTGGACTTGAGTATGAAATGGTACCTAAACTGATTGATGCTCGTACCAAGATGTACATAGAAAACGAGTTCCGTGAGAATAACTATCTACCTAAATTGGCAACATTACCTCTATGACTATGACAGGGTTTGAAGCATACAAATTATATCTCGCAATGAAAAATCATTTTTCGCTTGACAATTATGATTTTTTGAAGTATAATGGTCGTGTTTCTGCTAGTGAAGGTTCTTTTGCTAAACGCAAGGACAAGTTCTTCTTCACTAAATTGGGACGTAGGTTTGAAACGGTGGAGTTGAAAGACTTCCTCGTTGCAAACTTCTTTGAGAATGAAAAGATTTGGGTTGGGAATCTGCTTGACGAAAAACACTTGGACGTTTTTAAGAAATGGCAGAAGAAGCAACAATCCTTAACGTATGTCGTTAGGTCAGATTTCCAAACCTTGCTTTCCTTTATAGACAACCATGACGTTTCGTTTGACGGATTGTTTGAAGTAAGGGAACATGAACTACCCCTACTGTTGCAGTTGCAACAAGAAGGAACGATTGAAGTCGAGACTTTGATTGCAAT